GGAGAACTAATCAAACCCCCAACTAACCCTAGAAGGGAATGTCATCGTCAATGACGACATCCTTGCTAGGATTATTATCTGTTGGTGGTTGATTGTCAACCTGAGTTTGAGGCATGGACACTTGGGCTGACATAAAGTTCTTGCCATCCTCAGTTTGTTTTTTCCATGCCGCAATCCTTATCTTGCCGAACTTGCCCTGTTCATCCATCAACCCAGCATACTGTACTGAGCCTGTGTAATCGGGCTTCTTGTCGTTGTCTCCCTTGTCATTGGGGAATACAGCACCGACTTTTGCCCATACATCTATACGCTTTGAACCGTCTTTGTTCTCTGCTGTTGTCAGGATGGTCTTGTGTTCGTGTCCAAACACATCGACCTTGCCTTGAAGTATAAACTTCTGTTCGGGGAAGGGGGTAAAGAAAGCCCCCGAGTTTGTGTTGTCATATTCTTCAGCCATTACCATGCTCCTTCGTCTTTGGTTGCTGTTGTTGATTTGCCGCCACTCACTTTTGGCGTTGGCATACTTGCTGAATTTCCATCATCATCTTCAGATGGCAGACCAAACGCTGATTGTAATCCATAGCGTTTAGCATAAGTGATACCTGATCCCATCTTCTGTGGGTCAGTGTTGTCTTTAGTCAGGATAGGTGTGCGTCCTGTGACTGACTCACCTGACTCATGCATAAGTATTGTAGTTACAAACATATGCGTTTCATCAAAGTCCACAAGCTGTGTGAATGTAAGCCCACACTTTCCAGCCTCCGCTCGAACAGTCTCAATGACTTCTTCTAGTGAAGCATACTTTGATTTGAAGAATGGATTGTTAGCACCCTTCTTCGCGGCGGCACCTGAGTTGTGAAACTTAATTAAAGCTTTACATAATTCTTGCATCTTAGTTCTCCTTTACTGTGAAGCGCAAAGCACCACGCTTATCACGCTTGATTGTGAGAAGTTCACAATAAACTTCTCGCTCATTATCACCGACCATATCCTTGAGATTTGATTTGACGTTATCAAATGTCTTGGCTTCGTCAGCAAACTTAATGTAGTCGTGACACATAGAGATGAACTCATTGTCACCACTGGCATCTCTACGCACCATGCCATCAACAGGAATCTTATCTATAGATGTGGGTGCTGGGGTTGATGCTGGTTCTGTGTCTGTAGTTACACACTTCCAGAACTCAGCTAGATGGACTTGCATCTTGTTGATGTAATCCCAATCCTTCTTGACGTATACACATTCCCATCTATTGTTACCGAATATAACAGATACATAGATGCCATCTTTTATACCCACCCACATATAGAATTGTAGCTGTGGCATATATCTTTGAAGCACAGCCTCCATGTTGTTACGCTCATGGGTGTGCTTGCACTCAATCATTTCGTGACTGATACTATCTGGCTCTGGTTGTATCATTGCATCGGCTGTACCTTTGAGGGGTATGCCTTCCCAATTCATTTCCATTGGGTATTGCCATGCAGATATTTTTGTATCTGGATGTTGCTCAACAAACCAATCGAGGTTGAAGCTTTCAGTATGACTGCCAAGCTGTACTGCTATGTTGCCAGACAAATCATCTGGCTCTACACGACCTGTCTTTTCAAGCCATAGCTTGTGCCAATCACCAGCCATGATACGGTTGGCATCACTGCCACCCAAGAAACCTTTGCGTTCCATATTAGTTCTCCTTTGTTAGTGATAGATAGTGAGAAGGTATCCACTAACTATGGTACTGCGACCATCGACAGTCCTGAACGAGCCACTATCTATCTTGATTATATTACTGCAATTACGCAGTAAGTTCAACCCTCTTTCTTTCGAGGGCTACCATTAGAAGCTCACGCTTCTTCATACGCCATTTGATTTTGGCGTATATCTCTGCATAAGAAGGCCAGAAGGTTGTAGTCTCTGACGTTTCTTTGATTGCACGAACAACAATATCGGCAGGGTATTCAGATAACTGCATAGCTATTGCTTGTATGCGTACACTGTAATCATCTGCGTTCTCGCCAGATGGTTTGACAACAAGAGCCGCTAACATTTTTAGTTGGCTGATGATGTCATCTACTGGCAGGGGAACGAGCGATGCCGCAACCGCCCCCATCGCTCGATCAACTGCCAGTATGTCATCACATGATATGGTGTAGCCATTGAGTCTGATGTCAACGTCACCGTCCTTAGGATAGCGCACTGTTTCTTTAGCTACTACCTGACAGCCGAGAATGGATTCCACCGAACAAAGAAGATTTGTGTCCACCACGTTTGGCTTTCCAATTTCCAGTAGCCTTGCTACCGCTTTCTTTTTCTGCTCTCCACTTAATGACGTTGTTACACCAGTACCTATATCCGCGGTCGATGTCTTTGAGCTTTGTGCCTTTGGCGAGGTGGTGATTACGGAACTGATCTGCTTCAAGGTCATGGTCGATTTCTCCCTTCGAGTTAATAGAGACAATCAATTCATCACTTGGATGCCAGTCCTCTATCTTTGTTTTACTGGTTAGTAATAGGTTAGGGGTGCTGTCTGCACCTAGCTGGGTGCTGTCTGCAACTAACTGTGGGTATAATGTATAGACAGTAGAACGCTTGTTGTTGCCTCGTTGCCGAGTAACATAACCTTCTTCTTCTAACCAATTTAGTTTGCGAGTTATTGTCGAACGATTCATTGATGTTCGTTCTTCGATTGTAGTTAATGAAGGCCAACACTTATGCGTTTCTTCATTAGCATAATCAGCCAGAACAACCATCAACCACTTGGCATAGCAATCAGGAATCTTCTCCTTGATTACCTTTGCCATCAGTAAGAATGACATTTAAGTTCTCCTTTAAAAGTGGGGCGATGTACTTCTCAAATACATCACCGTCAAATATAACACAGGTTCTTGGCGTGCCTGTCTTACGTTTATAAATTGCAGCATCCCTTCCTTCTAACACTTTGAAAGCATTAGGAAAAGATGCGGCATCACGGTACTTAACTTCAGTTACCAATCCGTGTCCGTTGAGTTTCCAGATGATGTCGCCAGAATATTCTCCTCCCAATTGTCCAGACATCGGTTGCCTTTTCGCTTGGAAGCCTTGCTCTTGTAACCAGTATACGATTCTTCTTTCGTGATAGTCACCTTTTCTGCGATTCTTGCTTGCCAATAGTCTGCTCCTTTTTCCATACAGCTATCACAAATTGTGTGATGTGCTACTGGTTCTATTGATGCAAGCACACACACAAAGTAATGAGTGAGCGTTGAGCAAGCATCGCATTTATATGGTACGCCCTTGTTCGGGTCGCTATCTTTTAATCTTTTTCTTATAGATTTTGAGCGTAAGGCCAAGCGCATCTAACCAACAAGTAAACATAAAGCCACTAGGTACACGTTTGTGTTGCTCCCATTTGTGGATTAAAGATTTGTTGACTCCTATTCTGTGGGCTAGTTCTTCCTGAGACATCTTCTGTCTAGTACGATGGCTAACCATTTCATTGACAACATCACTGTAACTATCTGTCACTTGTGTTGGTTGTTTGTAATGCTCGAAGTTTTTCATATATCTTTAATGCTGTTGAGTGCCGCATATCCTGACCATACTTAACACGATAGTAAGTTGATGAAGGAACACCAGCTAATAAAAAGGCATCCTTCAACAACACGTTTGAGTTCGTAGCTTTTTGTTCTAAGATTTCATAGTAACTTTTCATGTTGCTACGATTGCATACTTGCAGTTAATCGTCAATCCTCAGAGAATATCCAAGCCTCTAATTCCTCATCAGTCATATCATCAGTGTAATCTATTTGCTTTGTGACTGTGCGGATTTTCTTTTTCTCTTTGATGTGAGGCAGTCGCTTCGGTTTTATAGTTACCTCCGCAACTGCCCTCACTCTTGGGATACATTCTAAGGTTGTGAATTTGTAAGCACAGGACAGACACAAGCGCCTCCGCCTTATGGTATTGTTAGCAGACGAGCGTGAGTCTTTGACCTTGGTGTCTGACTTACACTTTGGGCAATGCATACATCACCTGTTGACTACGACCTGACCTAGCTTTGCGCTTGCCATCAATCTTAATCAATCCTTTATCTAATAATTTTCTGTATCTGGGTGTAACAGATGAGGCTTTGACTTGTTCGTTGACCCACATCAGGTCTTCGATCTGTTCTGATATAGCACCTTCGATGCTGAAGATTTTAATGTAGCTAAGAACAAGAGCCTCCAATCTGGTAGCATCTAATTTTTCTGCCGCCTCATGGCTAGTCGAGGGGTCGGTGTTACGAGCCAACTGATAGGCTTGAGTTTCAAAGAGGTCATTCATTTTAGTTCTCCTTTTCTGATATGATTCCCTCGAACACTGTGGTTTCTTGACAGCAACCATCAAGTTCGAGCGAGGTTTCGAGTGCGTCTTCTGGTGATGTGGCATACAGAGTATGAACAACTGTGTATGCTTCAAGTGTTTTGATATTATCTGAACGGCAGTTAGAACAGAAGCCACCAGTCTCATTGTTCGGGTGGTATAAATCATTGTAGTTCTCATGCTGTTCATTACAATCCACACACTCATAGAAGTCTGAGTGCTGGACTGTCATTGCCTTATCTTTAATATGGTATTTCATCATCAATCTCTGGTGGTGGGTTGTGCTTTTCCCAAGCTTCAACAGCGCGAGTCATAAACTTTTCACGATTGAACTTAGGGTTAGCGGTTGCAAGTTCATCAGCAAGTTGATGAATTACAGTCGGCCACCCCATTAGAGGGGCGACCTTATCTGCAATAAATTCAAGCTGACCTTTAGCAAGTAAAGGCTTAGTCATTACTTATCCTTTCTGATTGTTAGCCCATCCATATCGGCTGGAAGTATTTCACGAAGCGCAGGGATATAAGGCGAGTCATCATTAGTGTCACGCTCTAGTACCTCTGCATATGTATCGACACAATTTTGTATTGATGTCAGCGCAGTATGAACAGGCCACTGAAACTGTGACGATTCATCTTTGGTACGCTGGTGAATGACAGCAAGCTGGTCACGCACCTGTTGAAGTTGATTGATTAAAGACATGCTTAGTTTCTCCTTTAGCATGGCGACAATGATTGCCGCCCTTACCCCACGCGGGGGCGGCAATCACTTGTCGGTTGATAATGTTTAGGCTCGTTCCCATCCGACTGTATCACTGATAGCCTTGGCTACAATGGACTCACGCAATCGAGTGGCAACGTGTGGGGTAGATGATTGACCCTGAGTGTGGGTCGC